TATAATCAATACAATCTGATATAATAAGGAGGTCTAACGACCTCCTTTTTTTATGAAAACCACAGAAGATTACGATCAATTATTAGTACGTTTTACTAAGAGAACTGCTCAATTAGAATTATCTCAAACAAAAATTGTTGATTCTCATCTCCAATGGATAGAATTAGATAAACAACTCAACTACTTACGTGGATGTATAGATACCATTGAGTATTTGAAGACTGGTAAATTACCTGACGATGGTAATCATACTGGTATGGCAAATCATAAACCAGTAAAACATAATGATTTAGGTTCATTAGATTAATGCATTCAGTTTATCAACATTGGGATCCACTTAAAGTTTGTGCTGTAGGTAGATCATTTCCTCCAGAATTTTATAGTAGGATAAAAAATCCTAAAGTTCGTAATGCAATGGAAAGAGTTGCTATAGAGACAGAGGAGGATTATCAAAAGATTATATCCAAATTAGAGGAATTCAATGTAGAAATCTTAAGAACTGATATCTCTGAAGATATTGAAGACTACTGTAATAAGGATGGTGTAGTAGTACAACCACCTCCTATGTGTCCTAGAGATTTCACTGGAATGGTTGGTGATACTTTCTATATGCCTGGCGGTGCTTACGGAGAGAATTTTGATGTTGATAATTTATTTGATCATACTCTTTGGTTATTAGGAACTAAAGATTTTGACAACATACGTAATCCTGTAGCATGTAAATTAGCACAAAAGATAGAAGATATATTAAATCCTGGTCATGGTGCATCACCTAGAGCATCATTGATGAAGTTTCAATCAAGGATTACAAACAAATATAAAATCTTTAGATACAAGGGTAGGGATCATAATTTCTTTGAATTGAAATCAATTATAGATTTTACTGAGATAAAGGAGATGATTATACAAGCACAATGTCAAACCATTGGTTCTAATGTAAAGTTCCCTAATAATAAAAGATTTTATGCATTACAATCAATTAAAGAATGGTTGGATAAAAATAATGTGCCTGTTGTTTATGATGCGTATATTAATACAGCGACAACTACGAGGGTAGGTAAAGATTTATACTTTGGTAATGTCAATTTGATTGATGGAGTAGCACAGGATACTCTAAACCATAGATGGCAAAAGTTATTTCCTGATTATAGAGTATATACAGTAGAAGTTGGAGGACATGCTGATGGAAGTTTCTGTCCAGTAGTACCAGGTCTTATTATATCATTTAGAGATGAAGAAAAGTATAAAAAAACTTTTCCTGGTTGGGAAGTTGTATCATTACCAGATGAAGGTTGGAAGAAGGTTGATAATTTCCTGAAGGTCAAGGAAAAGAATAGAGGAAAATGGTGGATACAGGGTGAAGAAGATAATGATGATCTCATTGATTATATTGAGACATGGTTGGGTGATTGGGTTACATATGTAGAGGAGACAGTATTTGATGTCAACATGCTTGTGATAGATGAAAAGAATGTTATATGTAATGGATATAATAAAACTGTCATGGATGCCTTTGAAAGATATGGTATCACTCCACACATTATTAATTTCAGACATAGATATTTCTGGGATGGTGGATTGCATTGTAATACCAGTGACATAAGTAGAATTGGAGAAAGAAAGGATTATTTTCCAGACAGATGTACAGAGTAGTCTTTATAGGTAAGGTCAAGAATCTTACATCTGAGTACGAGAAATATAATGATGATCTATATGCTAGTGCAAAAACACTTGATGGGTTTATAGGTATTGACAGTGAGGTAGTTGATAGTATAGAGATTACAATAAGTAAATGGAAAACTAAAGATGATGTCATGTCTTGGGCGACTGATCCTCTTCATGTAGAGGCAAAGAAAAGAGTCAAGGATTGGTACGAGTGGTATAAATCTTATCACCTCGACTAGGCATTTCTTTTTGTTAAGAGTGGGTCATTTGTGTTGATGTTCTGACTAAATAATGATAGAATTGGAGACGAATATGATCCCAAAACTCTTTGTTATGGGTGTCCAACAGTTCTACTACGGAGATGTGTAATGCACAATCTTATCTCGCAAAATCAACTGGCTTATTGGGAAATAACTGACAGAGAACTCAATGAACCGAACCAAATGACCGAATACATTGAGTGTTTATGCGATCTAGAAAACGAACCAAATGGTGAGCGAGCGTGTAGATCGATTCTAACAGGGTAAAAAACAATTAAAAAACAACTATAAAAAGATCTCGAAAGAGGTCTTTTTTGATGAGTATAAATACTTCGCTGTGCGAAAGTAAGTCTTGAAAGATAAGAAAGCTGCAAAGAAATTGTTAAAGAGAGCGAAGAAACATCCTGAATGGTACACGACAGATGAGATAAAGTATGCTAAGATGGTGAAGAAACGTATCAAAGAGGATGAAACCAAGGCAAAATAAAAGTAGATTCTATTATTACTTCTGGGGTCTGTGTGCTGTAGCAGTATGTACTGGACAATGGTATGTTGGTACAGGGTTTAGAAAAATGGCTGACACACTAAACAGTGTAATAGAAACACCTGTTATAATAGAAATACCAAATACATCTCCTTTATACAGATGAATATCTGGTCAGAGAAGTTTGAACTTCCTCAAGATACTATTGTTGAATGGAAGCAAAGATACTCTTCTGACTTCTTCCTTACTGTAAAGGAGGATAAAGATCTAGGTGCTCATTATACTGGGTATCATAGGAACCCTAACAATGGTGACAATGTTGACCTTAGTAAAGGTTCTTATGTTGATAAGGAATTACTTTCAGTTTATGTTCCTAAACTAAAAGAAGTTCTTGCTAAGTTTGGATTGAGTGGAATGTTTTCTTACTCAAGTATCTGGGGTCAGTATTATAAGAAAGAGATGGGTGCAAAGATTACACCACATCATCACTTTACAGAACCTAGAAACATGTTATCATGGATACACTTTGTTGATGTACCTGATCAAAAATGTTTTTATTTCCTAGTAGGAGATGAAAAGATTTATCCTGACACTCAAAGTAAATCAGACCTCATGTTCTACCCATCTTATGCAGTTCATGGAGTTGATAAATTAATAGGTGCAGAAGATCGACTAGTAATTGTCGGCAACATAACTAAACTACTATGAAATCTGTTTTATACTCAAAGGATAACTGTCAGTGGTGTGAAAGAGTCAAGCAACTCTTTGCTGCTACTGATATAGATTATGTTGAGTACAAGTATGGACAACACTTTACTCAGGAACAATTCTATAAGGAGTTTGGGCAAGGTGCTACCTTTCCTCAAGTTCAAATTGACACACAACACATAGGTGGATGCAAAGAAACACTACAGTATCTTCAGAAGAAGAAGTTGATTTAGACTCCATAAATAAAGGAGCAGAGCTTTTAATGAGGAGAAGACCAAGACCTACTTCAACTAAAAAAACTCAAAGGGGAATTATGGAACAAGCGATCATTGCTCTATCTGTTATGGTTGGTATACTTACACTAAGTGTAGGTCTTATTGCTGGATATCTTATCCGAGCATATATACATGACATAACTCCTCAGTATTCTCATCCAGAAATGTATGATGAGAATGGAAACCCACTACCCGATGAACTTATTGCGTTTAGATTTGAGGGTAACACAACTTACGATGATGACGACTAATCATGGCAAAACTACCAAATAACCCTTTGGTTTCTGAACTTTTTCGAGCAGTACATGGTGCTAAGACTGTAAAAAGAAAAGTAGAAATTTTACAGGAACATATAAGGGATGATGTGAAAGCACTATTGATATGGAACTTTGATAAAGGTATTGAAAGTGCAGTACCAGAAGGTTCAGTTCCTTACAAAGTAAATGATGCACCTGCAGGTACAGCAGGTCATACAAGACTTGTGCATGAATGGAGAACTCTATACAATTTTGTCAAGGGTGGCAATGATAGACTCTCTAATATGAAACGAGAGAATATGTTGATACAACTTCTCGAATCTTTACATGCAGACGAAGCAGAGATTTTAAATCTAGTAAAGGATGGAGACTTACAATCGAAGTATAAAATTACACGTAGTGTTGTTGAACAGGCTTATCCAGATATAGTTTGGAGAGATAGGTAGCTTGACTATATAATATAACTGTGTTAGAATAAACACAATCGTTCAACCTCATAGGAGGTCGCAAGTAAGCCGACTCGGAACGGAATCGTTCATC